TTTTTTTTTATGCGTCCCCGTCTCGTGCGTTATTACGGCCCTGATTATGATAATCTGAAACATGGTCACGTCTATCAGGTACACTGTCTTTATTCCCATGGCTTCATGCTCATTGATGACCACCATGAACAGGCATATGTCTATGCCGGAAATTGTGAGGTGCTATGAGTGCCTTGTTATCATCCCATTTATGCCGTTCGTATCGGCACTAAGGAAAACGGAAAAGCCGAATTGAAGATGCTCGGCTATACCCCGGATGATCGTGAAACCTATGTTGAATGGCATAACCACAAGTATCCTCGTTCCGCTCTCGTTCCACTGCCCTGTGGTCAGTGTATCGGATGCCGCATTGACTATTCAAGGCAATGGGCAAATCGTTGTTTGCTCGAACTCAAGTATCATGATTCAGCTTGGTTCTGCACGTTCACGTATGATGATGACCACGTACCCCGTACCTATTACCCAGACCCAGAGACTGGAGAAGCTATCCCCGCTTTGACCTTACAGAAGCGTGATTTCCAGCTTCTTATGAAACGTATTCGGAAGAAATTCGAAAATGATAAGATTCGGTTCTTCATGTCCGGCGAGTACGGCTCACAGACTTTCCGTCCTCATTATCACGCTATTTTGTTTGGTTTGCATCTTGACGATCTCCAACCGTATAAGACCGTCAAGGAAGGAGGTGAATATTACACTTACTATAACAGTCCCTCGCTCCAAGAGTGTTGGCCTTATGGCTATGTAGTTGTTGGTGAAGTTACTTGGGAATCCTGTGCTTACACTGCTCGCTACGTTATGAAAAAGCTGAAAGGAAAGGAAGCTAAGTTTTATGGCGACCACAATATTCAGCCTGAGTTTACACTCATGTCTCGAAAGCCTGGAATTGCACGTCAGTATTTTGACGAAAATCCTCACTGTGTTGAAGAACAGTATATCAACGTTTCTACGCCGAAAGGCGGAAAAAAGTTTAGGCCGCCTAGGTACTATGACAAACTCTTTGACATCGAATGTCCAGAGAAGTCAGCAGAGTTAAAAGCTCTGCGTGCTAAGCTGGCCCAACAGGCTATGGAAGCTAAACTGTCTAATACGTCTCTTGATTCCTACGAACTTCGAGACGTTGAGGAAGAAAAACAGTCCAACCGTTTAAAATCGTTAAGGAGGAATCTGTAATGAAAATGCTCAAGCGCAAAGATAAGAAGGTGTTCAGCCGCACTGCCGCCAAGTCCAAGAAAATCAACATTGCCCCGAAAATCTTTCGTGGAGGTATTCGTCTATGATTACTGTTATTGTCGATGGTGAAAAGGTTGCTTTTGTTCCTTTGTGGATGTCTCGTCATGTGATTGACGATGCTGTTTCCCGTTATCCCGGTTCTACTATTGTTTTGGAGGTTAAAGAAGTATGATTTCTGGAATTTATGCTATCAAGGACGCTAAGTCCACGTTCATGGCCTGCACTGTTGATGTCAACGATGCTACCGCCGTCCGTAACTTTGAACACGCTGTACGTCAGCCTGATTCCTTGCTTGCTTCTCACCCCAACGATTTCGCTTTGTATAAGCTTGCCACTTATGACAACGTTGGCGGCTATATTGAGCCGCTTAACCCACCTCGCCAGCTTTGCGACGCCGCCCAGTGTCTTGTGAAGGAGTGACAATATGGAATTTAAAACGCAGTATGACGCTCGTGACCGTGTCTTTACTGACCCCGGTTCTCCTGAGCATATCACCTACGCCGGTCACTATGACGAAAAAGGCCGTGTTGTCCTCGAAGAATCTGGCCGTGAGAACATATACGACTTCATCCAGTCCCACGCCGAAAGCTGTGATATCCACGTTTTGATGAAACGTTATCAGAATGGTGACGTTGAAGCTCTTTCTCAGAAGCAGGGCTTCTATGGTGACTTTCTCGACTTCCCCAAGACCTATGCCGAGGCTCTCAACCACATGCATGAGATGGAACGTCAGTTTATGGCCCTGCCTGTGGAAACTCGTGAGAAGTTTGGTAACAGTTTCACGGAGTTTCTTGCCGCTTCTGCTGAGCCTGATTTCCTCGACCGGCTCGGAATTAAGAAGGAAAGCGTTACTGAGCCTGACCCTGATATTTCTCAGGATGTAATTAAGGAGGTTTGAAAGAATGAACAGAAATACCGAATCCCATTTCAGTATTGCGCCGCATGTAGATATTTCCCGTTCTCGCTTTGACCGCTCCGCTTCTCTCAAGACCTCGTTCAATGCCGGAGACGTTGTCCCTTTTTTCCTCGACGAAGTTCTTCCCGGCGATACGTTCTCCGTAGATACTTCCAAGGTTGTCCGTATGCAGACGTTGCTTACCCCTATGATGGACAACGTATATCTGGATACCTACTATTTCTTTGTCCCCAACAGGCTTGTTTGGGATCATTGGAAGGAGTTCTGTGGTGAGAATACTGAAAGCGCATGGATTCCGCAAACTGAGTACACTATGCCCCAGATTACAAGCCCAGCTGGTCAAGGATGGAGTGTTGGAACTCTTGCTGACTATTTTGGTATCCCAACTGGCGTTGCTGGTCTCTCTGTTTCTGCTTTGCCCTTTAGAGCCTATGCCTTGATCATGAATGAGTGGTTCCGTGACCAGAACCTTCAAGACCCTCTTGTTGTTCCGACCGATGATTCTACGGTCGCAGGTGTGAACACTGGTACATTCGTGACAGATGTCGCTAAAGGCGGTAAGCCCTTTATTGCTTCTAAGTATCATGATTATTTCACAAGTGCCCTTCCTTCTCCGCAGAAGGGCCCGGATGTAACGATTCCTGTTGCACAGGCTGGTACTTATCCGGTTGTCTCTCTTGATCAATATGTCGATTCTAGTAAGTCTAAGGCTTCTGTTGCTTGGCAAAAATTAGATGGTTCGGGTTTTTCTTTGCTTAACGGTTTGGGTATTGTTGTTGGTCAAAAACCTCGTAGCGGTGGCTTTGATTCTAAGTATTTTTCCGGTTCTATGACTGTTTCGGAAGGTGCTAGCGCAGGTTGGGATATTGCCCCTGCTAACCTTTGGGCTGTTGCCGATGGTAATGCCGCTGCCGCTACTATTAATCAGTTGCGACTTGCTTTCCAGATTCAGAAATTCTATGAACAGCAGGCCCGTGGTGGTTCTCGTTATACTGAGGTTGTTCGCTCTTTCTTCGGTGTAACTTCCCCTGATGCCCGGTTGCAACGTCCTGAGTATCTTGGTGGTAACCGTGTTCCTATCAATGTGAATCAGATTGTCCAGCAGTCCGGTACTGAATCTTCCGGAACTCCGCAAGGTACTGTTGTTGGTCAGTCTCTTACCACGGATAAACACTCCGACTTCACGAAGTCTTTTACTGAGCATGGCTTGATCATCGGTGTTATGGTTGCTCGTTATGATCACACCTATCAGCAGGGTTTAAACCGGCTCTGGTCTCGCAAGGATAAGTTTGATTTCTACTGGCCCGTTTTTGCCAATATCGGTGAACAGTCTATCAAGAACAAAGAAATCTTTGCACAAGGCAATGATAAGGATAACGAAGTTTTTGGCTATCAGGAAGCCTGGGCCGAATATCGTTACAAGCCCAATATGGTGACCGGAGAAATGAGGTCTGCGTATGCTCAGTCTTTGGACGTTTGGCATCTGGCTGATGATTACAGCACCCTTCCTTCTTTATCTGATTCGTGGATCAGAGAGGACAAGGCAAACATTGATCGTGTTTTGGCTGTCACATCTGCTGTTAGTAATCAGTTTTTTGCTGATATCTATGTGAAGAACTATTGTACACGGCCTATGCCCATGTACAGCGTCCCCGGTCTGATTGATCATCATTGATTTATAGAGGGGGCCAAAGCCCCCTCTTGTTTTTTCTGAAAGGAGTTGTTATAATGGCATTTGGTACCACTACTTCCGCTTACGAAATGGATGGTGTCGGAGCCGCTCCGGCTGTTAACCGTGCCGCCGATCAGATTGCCGGTTTGAAAGGTGTTGCACAAGCTAATAGTGCTTTTAATGCTGAGCAGGCAAAAGTGCAACGTGATTGGACAGAGCAAATGACTGCTAAACAGATGGAGTTTAACTCTGCCGAAGCCGCTAAAAATCGTCAGTGGCAAGAAATGATGTCCAATACTGCCCATCAGCGTGAAGTGCGTGACCTTATGGCTGCTGGTTTGAATCCTGTTCTTTCTGCTATGAATGGCAACGGTGCCGCTGTTGGTTCTGGTGCGACCGCTTCAGCGTCCCTTGGAAGCGGTTCTAAGGCTGACGCAGATACAGCCGCCTCCGGTGCTATTGCTAACTTGCTTGGCTCTATCTTGGGCGCTCAGACGGCGCTACAGAGTGCAAATATAAACGCCCGTACACAGGAAGCTGTTGCAGACAAATACACCGCTATGGAACATATCGTTGCCCAGATCTCTGCCGCCGCCGGTATTAAGCAAGCTGGCATTCATGCCGGTGCTACTCGTGATGCCGCCGCTATGAGTTCTTCTGCCACTCGGTATGCCGCAGGTCAAGCCGCTTTAGCGTCTATCTTTGGTTCTTCGGTTAATTCTGCCGCTACTCGGTATTCTGCCGATCAACATTTGTCTGGTACTAAGTATGGAGCTGATAAGTCCTATGACGCTTCCAAGTATGCTTCTGATATCAATTGGGATAAGGCCGTTCACTTTGGTAACGGTTCTTTCTTGAATCAGGTCGCAGGAAATCTTGGTTTGTCGCTTGAAAGTCTATTTAAAATGTTTGGAGGTTAAGTATGGAGAGTATCATCATGGTTTTGTCTTTGTCCGTAGTCACGGCCGCTACTTTAAAAATTATAAAAGAAATTTTTTCTTAAAAAGCGGCGTAAGCCGCCAAAAGAGACCCACGGTTTAAACGCCGTGGGTCTCCGCCTGTACGTCCATTTACATTAGGCGTACACTCAGCACAGTTAACTCTCTTGATGTTAACTGTGCTGAGTGACACCAAAGGACACTTTGTGTGTCATAGTAGAAGTTGCTTGCACATGTCTAGAACGTATGCAGTATTTCAAGATAAAATGTTTAGTAGGAGACCCCCGTATGATACAAGTTCCTAAAAAATAGTAGATAATAAAGCCTAAAATTTCATGGTAAACTGAAATAGAAGTATATTCTTGGTTTCGTGCACATTTGTGCATTTAGCCTAGAACTAGGCCGAAATCTTTAGTAAATAAGCAAATTGATATTTTTGTTCAATCGTACTATTATCACCTTATAGGAGGTGTTTTTTTTT